GCCCCTCCCAAAAGTACTCTTTTCGTCGCAAGAGCAACCTTTCACCACTAAATGACTCGGTCTTCAACCCAGATAACCCTGGTGTGGTCCGAACCAATCAAGCCTGACTGATTCTTTTTATTTTTATCGTCCGTAAGTGGACACGGCTCCCCAGACTATGCTTACTCTCACGTTTCCGGTGCTAGTTCCTGATTTTCTTTCACCAGGCCTCACTCCCCAAGTGTCTCTCTGCCAAGAGTTTCACCTAGTTCACTCACCGTCATCAACGCTACCATACACATAGCCTAAGAATTATAATTTTACAACACGTCCATCCAAACCCTTGCACGGCCGGTTACCGCCACAGCGGATACCCCAATTGCACATGTCCCTTTACCTAATTGTGACCTACCACACCTAAAGTCGCAACCAAGTATAGAGACTAGCGCTTCTCAGAATATCTTATGTCACTGGACCATCGTCGTAACGACTTTGACCAATTTAGCATCATATCAACTCGAAGTGTGAATTAGATGCGGCGGCTCTCTCATGTACCCTTTCACTTAAACCATATATCGAGGAAGGACTTTGCCGGGGACGCGAACTGACCCAATCGATTTCCACTGGCTTGGTTGGCCAGGTCAATCGTAGAGTTTATCTGTCCCTTGTGCTGCCCGATCCACTTAAAAATGTCCTTAATGTGGAACGGGTTGGAATGCACTTGCGGCACTCTCGACTGGATCTCCAGTGCGTACTCAAATGTTCTCCGGTTGTGGTCCGGGAAAGACATAGGGTGCCACACTGAATTATGCCGATACTGAACATCACTGAACACAGTCCAATAACCAGCTCGACCATCCACAATGGGAATGGTCAAGCAAATGGCCAGGTAGTCGCTGTCGGAGTCAATCGTGTAACTTGAGGGGCTGGTGCCACCATCAGAGTCACCGACCTCGAGGTACTCCCAATCCAGGGGATCCGTAGATTTCCAGAATATGTGAATACCATCGGTTGCTTCGATGCGATCCGCTCCAGGTCGATTCGCGAGGTATTGAAACCCCTGCGTCATGATCCAGAGCGGGTCAATGTTGCTCGGCACCTGCCAGGCGGCAGCGTACCCATTACGGCTGAGAGGTGGAGCCGTGTTGGAGTACATCAAGTTGAGCGCTGGGAAACGCACTTTCTCGATGACGTCCTCCACATCCTCCCAGTCCGCGAGGCACAACTGCCGCAGACATGGTTTAGAGGTATTAACCAGGTGAAGTTCTCCTGCAGTCACAACCTGATCGAAACGGATGTTTCCAACCATCACGATCTGGAAGTCGACCGTCATAGAACGAGTTGAATCGTTCTCCTGAACGAAGTCCTTCAGGTGATAGGATACTGCGCCAGAACCGTCCGTAGTCTGCGTTCTGACGTAGGTGATCACTTCATCTCCTCTCAGGATATCAACAGAACACTTCGTCGACGTTGTCGCCGGGAGGCCGTTCATGTTGATATATTGTTCCACGGAGGAGGGAAAGAAGCGTGTTCCTGAACCTTGTCCTGATTTAGGGACCCCGGCGTACAAGATGGGCCCATGTGCTTCGAAACCGGTGTTCCAAATAAAGTAGTCAATAACGGTCTCGTCATTGGCTAACCAGTCATTGGTCCTGGTCCCGCTGTCTGTGACTCCGATGTAATCGAACGTTCGGTTCGTTGCATCATAGAATCGCAGAGCGCAGCGAGGGTCGCGGTGAGCGAATCCCCACTGCTCTTCAACGGGGACCCCGAGAGCATCAATATTTGGAACGACTCCGCTTGAGGGGCAAGCGGGTTCGACCATATAAGGAGTGCTCGAGGCTGTTGGGAAGCTTGAGTATCCATCTTGGACTCCGTATGAAGGGTACATGTTTGGGCAGCACAACTTTTTGGCAAGCTCGACAGCTTTAGCTCGTTCGACTTCGTGCTCAATGGCAACGGATTCGACGGCTTTGTTGATAGCGCCTGCTGTTTTGTTGCCGTGCTCTCGAGTGATTGCACGGTTTGCTGCTTTCTCAGCTTTGCCGGCTGCTTTCGCTGCCTTTTGAGCAGTTTTTGCAGCCTTCTGAGCTGAGGAGACGGATTTGGTGGATTGCTTTTTAGCGTTTCCATTTGGCATGTTGACGCCCGAGCGCGAACTTTTTCGCCACCAGAGGAGCTCGTAGTGGCGTTCTGATTTACATGTTTGCATGGTGCACAGAACCATCATTCAGGGCTAACGGCCGATTGTTAGTCGGCCACCCCGTACTACATTCGTGCATTGCAATCACAACGAAACCATCAGATGAGATTGGTCAAGTATTTGTCGGAGGCGTTCCTTTTCAAACGCAACAACGTGGACTGCCAATTCAGCTGCTTTTGACAACTGACTCGACGATTCCAAGCCTAACCATCTTCTCTGACACTCTCGCTGCGACGGCACATGGTACCAGTCGTCTTCCTTGCCCACCAACCACTCAGCGCCACGACGTATCGCATCATCTGCCACAGTTTTCGCTATGGCAAACAATTGATCGTCGAAAGCTGCGTTGTCCATGAACGACACAGCGCGCTGAAGGGTAGTATTTACATCTCGCGGTCCATCAGGCCGAGTCAAACCATGATAGAACTTTTGCTTGCGAGCGGGGACAGGGACTCCGTTTCTGAGTTCCATACCAAGCAGGGACATGCCCTCGAGGGATTCAGAGACCTGGTCTTCCTCTTCAGAAAGCTCCAGGCCAAGCTGCGCATACGACTTCACTCGCTCTTTCGAGTCCGCTACATGAACGTATTGAGCATCAACACACGCAATGTGGTCATCGCAATAAAGCTTTGCCAGAACGTGTTGGGACATCCTACTGACCGGTTCATCAGTCACGCGCAACCAATGCCACGCTAATACTTCCTCATGTACGAAGGTTCCATCATTACTCGTCGGGTAGGCACCAGACGGCATTCCGGATCCCTTACGTATGATCTGTCCATTTGGAAGCAAAATGTAGGTATGGGTCATGTGTTCATAGATGTGTGAGGTGACACGTGCGAATTGATCCTGGGGGACTGACACGTTGTCGTGACATTTCATTCGCCATTCGCGAGCGCCATAGAGGAGCATGTTAGTCTCACATGAATCCATGCGGACAACATCGCCCTTCCAGAATCGCCCACCATGGACCGCATGGTTCCGATAGCGGTCGAACAGACGGATGAAACCACCATCTCTCAAATTAGCACCGACGAGACTGTAGCAATTGCTCAGAACGTCAGCACCCATAAGATCGACTTTCAGGTTCATATCTTGCATATATCTTGCCTGCAGAAGTACTTCGTCCATAGGAGGAACGGTGAAGCCGCGGATCCCGGCCACACCATCTCTCATCTTCTTCTCCTTTAAGAGTTCAATCTTGCCATTTTGTTTATACAGAGGCGATGACGACACCTCATAACCCTCGTCTGCATACCAGGTGAGATAAGCGCGCAGCTGGTGCCGCGCTGCCTTCTTATTCTTGCAACCTAGCATCTTAATCATAGGGCCAGGGGAGGTATCAGGTGTGTATAGAACTTCATCCATGCACACGACCCTCGTTTGTCGCCATAAAGGAGCGTAGAATTCCATCACAGTGGGGAGTACTTCCTCACGCCATCGAACAGCAATCGGCATATCTGGGAAGACGTCATCTCTATCATACTTACGCAAAGACTCTAGCACATTAAAGTGCGAAGGGGTCGCTATTCCATAGGCTGTCGGCTCATAGTCCGGAGCTCTATCTTTTACGATCCTTTCCACGACAGGATCAGTGTCGAGCCGCCCTTGCGTCGTAACTGGCAGAGAGTCGGTCTTCTCGATGAAGCCGACCGTGTGGATGAACTTGCTAGCTTTGTAGGTCGGGAGGGAAAACTGGGTATGCGAGCGAACCATATTTTCCCAGGCGGGGGGGGCTTTTAAGGCTTTCCCACCGCCTTCTGCCCCTTTAAAAAAGGCAGATCCGCGGGCACAATCGGTGCACAAAGGTTCCCAGCTTTCGAATTGCCAGCAAGATGAACGCCGACAATCGGAAGTGAGCCCTCAGACAGCAATCGCCATCCGGCTCCACTGGATCCATAATTTGTGCTGATCTTGGCTACATTGGTGTGTGCAGTGCCAGCGGCATGCATATGGACTCCTCCAGGATATCCACTAATAACAATATTCACACCTTTCACCCAATCACCACTCGGAATCTCTTCCCAAGCTTTTACGGGGACACAAGGAGTTGCTTGCCAAGCCGTTTCCTGACCCTTTTTAGGGGTTAAGAGAACGACCTGGTCCTGTATCCCTTGAACAGTAACATCCCGGACATAAGCGACATGGTCAAATGCCACCTTGTTTCCGGTGTACTCATTCCAAGCTGTGATTTCAAATCCAAGCGGACCAACTGTTAGGGGTTTCGAGCTAACTCCATGACCAATGGTCAGGAGCCCGCCAGGCACACGATGTCCACTTGCGACACCAGCGGGTCCCGAAATTTTCAGGTCACCCTTAGAGACGTTGCCGGGCACTAGAGGGCTACCAGCATGCTGAAATTGGGCGAGATATACATCATCACCATCTTTCAAGCAGTGGATATGCCATTGCGCCTCGGTCGCCTCTCCTCCTTCCTTATCACTCTCCTTCGCCACCTTTGCGGGTGCGCAAGTCTTGAAGTGAGTGCACGGGGCGTATCCACAGTGATGATTGCACGGAGTGAATCCACTGGTCTTAACCTTACCGGCCTTCACAGAGGGACACTCAGATACATGAATACACTGCGTTACGGGTTCCGCCTGCTTCGCTGTCGGCTGCTTTGGGCTTGGTAGCTTCGGCTTTACCGGAGTTTTGGCAGGAGGAGGGGGAGGTGGGGCCTTTGGCACCACCGCCTTAGGCTCTGCAGCTTTGGGAGCAGCTTTGGGTGTTACCACCTTAGGCGTTTCCTTAGGCTGTTCGGCCTTTGGCTTTGGGGCCTCAGCAGACTTGGGCGCGGGCTTTGCTTTTGGCTGAGCAGGAGCCTTTGCTTTCGGCTGCGCAGCAGATGCCCCCTTCGGCACTGCTGGATCGGTACATTGAGCGGGCAAGTGTCCGACCTTTTTGCATTTCTTGCAAACATGCTCTTCGGTCTTATGGGTTGGTGACCCGCAAGCACAACGGTGGGAGGACCCAAAATTAGCTTGAAGCTCATCCTGGGACATTTCTTCCGTTTCCGAAGCAACCGCTGACTGAGTTTCTTCATCACCATCAGTCGCGGCCTCAACCTCAACCTCACTTACATCGTCCTCGAAAGACGCATCAGGTCTGTTGGGTATGAGTGCTGCAATAAGCGCATTCAAGAATTCATCATCAACCACAAAATCGTCACCCTTACAGGCGGGATATGTGGCTGCCATGTGTTCTCGAACACTCTCTGGAACTTTCTCAAACCAAGTAGTAGTCTTCTTCACCTTGATCGGTGCCGTTGTTACGACAGGGACCTCAGTAGAGGCAAGAGGAGCAGGGGCAGGTTGCTTTACCGCCTCCTTGGTAGGAGGGGCGGCAGTGGCTGCCTTGGGAGCCTTGGTAGGCTTCTCAAACTTCACTGCTTTCCCTTTCCCCAAAGGTACCTTGGTTTTTGAAACCGCTTTCTTTCCAGGAGCGGCCTTCTTCACTTTCGTGGAAGACTTGATACCTATCCAAGATAGGATGGTATCCGACCATGTCTGTGGTTCAAGTGAATGAGGTTTAAGAATGCGTCCAGCATCATCAACATCATCATAATCATTTCCATAATCACGATCATCATCACTTGGGTACTCACGTGGATCATCGAGTACAAAGTCATCATCGAAGTCATGAGTGCGATCATCGTCCCATCGTCTCTTGGATTTACCTGAGGCGGCAGAGCCAACTGTCGTGGATGAACCACCGTCGGATTGCATTACCCCAGGAACCTCAGGAGCTGGATGGAGGGAGTCAGCGCACACAGTACAAGAACCCCAATGTCTACAATCTTTGCCACCACACTTTCGGTTGCAGTCAAAGATACTGTCTCGCAGTTTCTTCGGGCAGCTAGGTGGGTGGAAACACTGCTTATTCCTGTTGTCAGGTGCAAATTCACAGTGTCCATTGTGAGAACATTCAGAGCCCCCACATGCTTTATTGCAGTTAACGATTTTACTCGCCTTCTGCTTAGGGCATGATTTCGCATGATAACATTGTCCTTTTGCTTTTGCCTTCTTAACCTTTTGCGAGTTTTCACTCGGTATTCCGAAATAGAAGCCAGCTACAAAAGCGACCAACGCGATACCAACATCAGGTCCCCAGTTGAGAGCGAGTTCGCGCATTTGCTTTACGCGAGTCGCAAACCAACCACTACCCTGAGAAGGGTCGTGGTCAGCCCCACCGAGACCAGTGCGATCGCCATCGACACGGCCATTTTGTTGAACTACGATTGATCCATCCGGCTGAAGCTGATTGTATGCCGCCTTGGCCTCATTCTCTTCAACCTTTTCCATCGCCTTGTCTTCAGCTTGAAGCCAACGCCAGAGCGAATGGAAAGCATTGACGTTTGAGATCATCTTAGCAATACCATCAAGATCAACACCTGGCAACATTGCAACAGTAGCGCCAATCGCAGTAAACAGCGAAGCGAACCTAAGAATCCTAGCGAACGAATCCGAGGAAAGAGCCTGTCGGCGCAATCCTGGTCGTCGGGAGGCATAGATCCACCCACAACCGTAACCGGCAAGACCGGCGACTCCTGCAATTGCCAGACGGCGGCGAACGATCGGTAAGGTGACATAATGCCACACAAGCCGGCCGGCCGTCTTCGCCCAGCACCAGGAGAAGAAGAATCCGAAACAGACGTACCACAGCAACCACCGAAAGGAATGGCTGACACACAACCAAGCAAACTTGAATGGTGTCTTTACCAACTTCAATCCAGCTTTGCCGAAATACTTCAAGTTTTCGAAAGCCTCATCCGCCGCATCCTTCGAGTCACGTGCCGTAGTACGCAACTCCGAAAGATACGTTTCATCCTCCACGCTTAAGGAGTATCGAG